CAAGCCTGAAAAATTTGGGGCCTGGATATTGCTAAATAAGCTAAAGGACAATGAAAGCAAACCACCTACAAACATAAAGCTCATGGCATTTAAGATAAACATGGAAAAGGAAATAACGACTATCTCAAGGAAGATAGAACGGGTATTTGGGTTTCAGGTCCCGGATGGGATAAAGAGGTGATACTTGACAAATTTGCATTTTCCCGGGAAAAGTGTTATTTATTAGTATAACTAAAATTATCTACACGGGCCGGAAGGCTCTTTTTTTATGCACTCGAAAGGGTGCTTTTTTTATGGAGATAAAATACCAAAAACTAACCCCGGAAGAAATACAAGAATTAAACGTGCATAAATGTCAAAGGATAATGGCTGAAAATGTCAATGTACTTGCTGACATAGGTAATGAGCTTTTTATATGGAGCGGGAAGTTAGCAGAGGCAAAAATCAAGGTAGACCAATTAAAGCATACCAAAGATGTCATAGTGGAAATAAACAGGGCTTTAGCTAAAGTAATCCAATATGGATAAATATTATTAATTATGGGGGCTGCCTATCTCAGTCCCCAGCCTTAGATAGGGGGGTTAGAATGATAGTGGAGATTGGTAAAAGTAATTCACAAAGGGCGTGATTAGTCATGGATGAGGAAGACGAAAAAACGTCTGAAAAACGTTATACGGATGAAGAAACAGGAAAATTTATAGAGGGTAATCCAGGACGTCCAAAAGGCTCAAAAAATTATCTAACCCTACTTGAAGAAGCCTTAGAAGAAGAAGCAAAAAAGGCTGGCAAAACTTACTGGCAAAAGCTGGCTGAGTGGTGTTTTACTAATCCCGGTATGGCTGCAAGCATCTTAAAGAAATTTATACCTGACAGGGAACATAAGGAAGTTGAATACCCTGAACCGATAAGGGGGGTATTTGAAGTTATAAATGGAAACAATAAAAGCAACGGGAATATTCCAATGGCTGATAGAGAGCAGGGAGAGGGTTAATCTTCTTGTAGGTGGTGCAGGGAGCTCAAAGTCATATTCACTTGCACAATTTTTCCTTAAGAGCTTCTATGAGGGTAATGATACAAGGCTTCTTGTAACTAGAAAAACCACCCCGGCACTAAGGATATCTGCATATCATCTTGTACTTGACTTGCTGCGGGAATACGGCTGGCCGCATGAACTTAATAAAACTGAGATGACACTAAAATACGGCAATAATGAAATCCTGTTCAAGGGCATGGATGACCCGGAAAAAATCAAGTCAGCAGAGTTTAATAAAATCTGGATGGAGGAAGCCACCGAGTTTACCATAGATGATTACCGGCAGCTTAACTTGAGGCTCAGGCGCAAGACTGATGATATTAACCAGATGTACCTATCCTGTAACCCGATATCAGCGCTTCACTGGATAAAAGCTGAGCTTGTAGATAAAAGCCAGGTAAATTTAAATCACTCAACATATCTTGATAACCCGTTCCTTAACCAGGATTACATCAACGAAATAAAAGCCTTAATTCACCAGGACGAGAATTACTATAAGATTTACGCCCTCGGTGAGTGGGGCGTACTCAAGAACATAATCTACAATTTTTCAGTTGTTGAAAAGCCCGAAAGCTGGGATGACATAATCTACGGGCTTGACTTTGGCTATAACAATCCGAGTGCACTGGTTAAGGTTTACATCAAGGACGGCAAGGCTACGGCAAGGGAGCTACTCTACCAGCCCGGGCTTACCAATACACAGCTGATATCCGAGGTAAACAAGGTGATCCCGGTGCACAACAGGGCAAGGGATATGTATGCCGACTGTGCTGAGCCTGCAAGGATAGAAGAATTTTATCAAGCAGGATATAACATCAAGCCTGCGGATAAAAGCGTAAAAGACGGGATAGATTTCTGCAAGTCAAATGTTACAGGGATAACAAAGGATAGTCCTAACCTGATAAAAGAAGTAAGGACATACAAGTACAGGGAAGATAAGGATGGCAATGTAATGGAGGACCCGCTTCCCTTTAACGACCATCTTTGTGATGCAATGAGATATGCGGTTTATACCTACTTAAAACAGGGTAAGCCTGCAATTTATATTATGGGAGAAGATTAATGGCAATACTGCAAAATAAAGTTTTGAGTTTTGTTGATAGATACATCTGGAGACTGAAACAGAACAGGGATATTGAAAAGAGGGTAAATGAAATCATAGTGCAGCCCTGGTATGAAAAATACGGGATAGAAAAACCAGCAGACATTGAGACATACGGCAAGGTCTACACGGCCAATGAATGGGTGTATATCTGTGTAAACACCATAGCTGAAGCCTCGCAGGAAGTAGAGCTGATTGTTGAGGAGAAAAAGAAAATAGACGGTGAGGTGGTTTATGAAAAAGTAACTGACGCGGAACACCCGATATACATGCTTTTTGACAGGGTAAATGATAATACTACCGAAGCAGAGTTTAAGGAGCTTACGCTATCGGCTCTATCTTTGCAGGGTAATGCTTACTGGTGGAAGGTATTCGACACAATGGGCATACCAAGGCAGCTTTATTTCTTACGGCCTGACTGGATGAAGGTAATACCGTCAAAGGAGGGGCTGGTAAAAGGCTATGAATTTAACAACGGTTTCAACAAGGAATATTTTGAAGCTGAGGAAATCCTGCATTTTAAGACTTACAATCCACGTTCATACTTCTACGGGCTATCCCCGATATCTGCTGCACGCACTACAATAACTGCTGACATATACGCAAAGATATTCCAGAAAAACTTCTTTGCTAATTCGTCGAGGCCCGGCGGGATACTCACAACCGAACAGCACATGTCGCTTCCTGATATCAAGTCGCTTGAGAAAAGGTGGGAGCTTGCACATAAAGGACCTAAGGAAGCTTTCAAAACTGCAATACTTACAGGGGGGCTTGACTATAAATCAGTTGCGATAACCCCTAAGGACTCAGACTTCATAGAGCAGCTGAAGGATTTCCGGGAAACCATACTTGGTATATTCCGCATACCCCCGGCTATGGTAAACATCTACGAGTATGCAAACTATGCCAATGCTGAGGCCCAGAGGAAGATATTCTGGACTGACGTAATGACAAAAAAACTGGGGCGTGTTTCCTCCTACGTCAACGAATACCTCATATACCCGGTATGGGGTGACCAGTACAGGGTAAGGTATGACTACTCAGGGATTGAAGTATTGCAGGAAAGCCTTGATCAGAAGCTTGAGCGGATATCCAAAGGGATTGAACTTGGCATGCTATCACCGAATCAGGGTTCGGAGATGATGGGCTGGCCTCTTGGTGATAAGTCCGGGGACAAGCGTTATATGAGATTTAACTTGCTTGCAGTAGGGGAAAACCCAAAAGGGCAGGAAGGTAAAAGCGTAAAAAAAAAATCATTAGAAATTGAAGCTGCAACAAAACTGGCTCAGACAAGGGAGCAGGGCATAAACAAGGTAAGGGCTGATTTTTACAGTGCGCTATCGGAGATGTTTATAGAGCAGGGGGACAAGCTTGCAGACTTTGTAAAAGGTGAGAACAGTATAAAGACGATAGGGCAGGATGACTTAATCGGAAACCTTGACCCGGAGAGGATATGGGAAAAGGGTAATTTCGGGCAGATGACAGAGGACACATCGGATTACTTTATCGGGTTGTGCATGCTTCAGGGGATAGCTACGGCAAGGGACTTATCCGGCATTGATATTATTCTTGACCTTGACAGCCCAAAGATTGCCCCAGTAAAAGAGGCTATGCTTAAAAAACTCAGGAGCCTTACCGACAAGACATCAAAGGACAAGCTCCGGGATATCCTGATGTCGGGGTTTAATGAGCATAAGACTGTTGACGAGGTAACAAGGGAAATTAAAAGAGAGTGGGGAAAATACTCTACCTACAGGGCCGAGCGCATATCAAGGACTGAAACAGCCAATGCGTACGGTGAGGGTAGTTACAGATATTATAAGGAGACCGGGGTAAAGGAAAAGAGATGGCTCACTATGGGGGATGACAGGGTTGCCGATATGTGCCTCGGCAATGAATCCGATGGATGGATACCGATAGATGATGAATTTGCTTCCGGCATGCCGCATGAACCAAACCATGTTAATTGCAGGTGCAGCGTAATTTATAGATAAGGAGTTTTTTTATGAAGAAATTAAATAAATTCTTTCTTGCAGACCTCCATACCAAAGGCAAGCAGGAGGGGTATATTGAGGGGATTGCCTCCACGTGGAATAAGGACTTAGGAGGGGACAAGATAGAACAGGGGGCCTTTTCTGAGACCATACCAAATTTTATGAAAAATCCTGTAATGCTGTTCTCACACCAGCTTGACAAGCCTATAGGGAAATGGACAAACCTCGTTGAAACCGGAAATGGGCTTGAGGTGACAGGCCAGATAAATACCAATACCGCTATGGGCAAGGAAGTCCACCAGCTTATAAAAGACAATGACGTAAAGGGGCTTTCAATAGGATATTCAGTAGATGATAGCGAGGCAATAGGGGAAACCAATGTCTTAAAGAAATTAAGCCTGTGGGAAATATCAATAGTGGCCATACCCATGAACCAGCAGGCATGGATTGCAGGGGCCAAGATGTTTGACGGCAATGGGGGGCTTATAACAAAGTTTGACAGCAAAGCCGGATGGCAGGATGTGGCGGTGGCAATGTACCTGTTAAAGACTGGTAAATTCCAGTATAAGGATATTGACGGACAGCAGGCTGAAAGGGAACTTGAATATATATCCAAATGGTATGAGAAACTAAACAAGAAGCTACCCAAAACAGAGGATGGCAAAACAGAGTTTGCAGAAGACGAACAGTACCAGTATGAAGTATCAAGGTTTAAATCAAATATTATAAGCATTACCGATATAGTAAAGCACTGGCAAAAAGCCGGAAGGGAGCTACCTGAAGGGGATTTGCCGGAACTTTATAAAACACTTGCCGGGAGGTTCAACTCCATAGGCAAGGAACTTGAAGCGGCCCAGCTTAAGAAAGTTCAATCAATAGAAAGACTATCGGTAAAGGTAAACAGCCTGATTGAGAATGTTGCCAGCCAGAAAAAGGCTGAAGCGCAGAGAAAAGAAAAAATGCTAAATCAGGTTGACACAATCATAAAGGAAGCGTTGTTTAAGGCAACGGGAAAGAGGTTTTAATGGAGAGGTTAAAAGAGTTGCTTGAAAAAATGAAGACCGAGGAAGGTCTAACCGAGGAGGAGCAGAAAGAGTTTGACGAGCTTATAGGGAAGCTGGAAGTAAAGGAGACTGAGCAGGAGTCTAAAATTGGTAATGATGACCAGAAACTCATTGACCAGATTACCAAGACTGTCAATGAAGCTGTTAAGAAACTATCCGAGCCGGTAAAGAATAAGACAGTAAATATCAACAAGGGGGCAGACGTTGGGGAAATCAAGACTGAAAGCTCACCCTATGAACTCAAGATGATAAAACCCGCTGACGGTAAAAGGGTAGTGCATGACTTTGAGCATAAGAGCGGTAAGTTTTCAGGGCTCAAGCAGTCCGAGGTCGTATTTGCCAAAAGGGTAATAGACGCATGGAATATGTCATCCAAGGGTGAGCAGATAATCGTATCAAATGAGCTGGAGAAGGCTGCGAACATGACTTCTACGGGTGCGTCAACCGGTGATGAGTGGGTGCCTTCAGACCTTGACAGCATGCTGTGGGAAGAATGGATAAAATCCTCAAGGGTTGCACAGCTATTTAATATTATGGAGATGCCTACACAGCCTTATGACATACCGATTAAATCAAGCTCCATGACGTTCTACAAGACATCTGAGGATGCAACAATAACCGGAAGCGCAGTAGGTACAGGGTACGGAAGGCTGGATGCCTGCAAAATGGCAGGTAAGGTAATCTGGACTTATGAACTGGACGAGGATTCAATCCTTGCTATGGCTTCTGAGATAAGAGCTGACATTGCAGAGGCAGCAGCAGCAGCCATTGATGATTCAATCCTTAATGGTGATACTACTACCGGAACATCAAATATTAACCTGTCCGGTGGTACGATATCAACTGCCGATGTAGTTATATGCTTTAACGGGTTGAGGCATGCAGGGCTTGTTGATAATACCTCTATGGCTTCTGATTTAGGGTCATTGGCAATAGGGGACTTCGGTACACTTCTGGGATTGCTTGGTAAGTACAACACCAGGGCCAACAGGCTTGCGCTGATATGGGACCCGTATGTAAATGCCAAGATAATCGGTGGAGGTATAACCGAACTCTTGACAGTTGATAAGTATGCAAACAGGGCAACCATATTCACAGGTGAGGTAGGCTCGATATTTAATATACCGTGCATACCGAGTGAAGAACTGGCCAAGACAAATGCCAGCGGATATGTGGATAACACTTCCGGCAGCAACACTAAGGGCACTATCGTAATGGTACACCGTCCGAGCTGGAGAGGTGGCTACAGGAGAAGGCTGCTTATAGAGACCGACAAAGATATAGAAACTCAGGAAATGAAGCTTGTGGCTTCCATGAGGTTTGCATTTGTCGGCTGGGGTACTATGGCAAGCCAGACCCATACAGCAGTTGGATATGACGTAACTGTATAAATACCGTTTTAGTGGAGGCGTAAAAATATTTAGCAAGTGTGAGGGGCAGTAACGCCTCCCTGCCCCTTGCTTATTATTATGTGTGAAATCTGCGATATCTTAAAAGACGAAAGTAAAAGGCTTCTTGATACCGATAAATGGGCTGTGTTTAAGTCCGGCCTTGTGGTATGGAAAAAGCATGCAGGCATTGTTGACTGTGATACATGCCTTATGTGGATACAGTTAAAATGCAGGGAGCTTTTTGGGGAAGATTGCAGGTACAGTTATGATATACCAAAGTTAAGGGAGCATTTTCATTTTTATGTAAAACAATAAAAGAATAAGAGGCGTAATGAAAAGTTGCAGAAACTGTGAACACTTATTTATAAATCAAGATGGTTATTATGATTGTTTAGAAGCAGATAGAAACGACAAGAATGAAGCCATGTTATCTCTATGTTTTAGCTGGGAACCAAGAAAATCACCTAAAATAATAGAGGATAAATAATGAAAGTAATGTTTTTTGAGCTGGTTGATTCAGCTTCAGGATATTACAGGGTGCTCATTGAAAATAACGAGCTTATAAAATCCGGCGTGATGTCGGTTACCCTTGCAGCAATCAAGAAGACTTATGGTTATAGCCATCAAAAATTCCATGATATGTGCGAATACTTTATGAAGTCGGCTGACATAATCGTTATGGAAATGCCAGCAAAGTTGACGCTTGAACCTATAATCAAGTGGGCTAATTTTGCCAATATCCCGGTACTTATTGAAGCTGATGATATGGCAGATAAGACAACCGAATGGATAGATAGGGCATCAGGGGGCAGGGCAAAAGATGCGTGGCTGCAACGCTCATACCTCTGGAATAAAGCTGATGGGTTTATCTGCTCAACAGAATACCTTGCAAAACATTATGGGGATAAGTTTTCTAAGCCTGCGTACACTTTTATGAACCAGCTTGACTTTGATGATGACAGGTGGAATGTAGAGAAAGAGGCACATGACGGGACTGTCATAGGGTTTATGGGTAGCCAGTCGCACAGGCCGGATGTACTTATAGCAAAAGAGGCAATAGAGAAAATACTGGCCGAGTACCCAAACGTAGAATTCCATTTTGTAGGCTTCCAGATAGGGGATATCCAGCATGAGCGGGTAAAGTATTTTACCTCTTTTAAACACGGGGTAAAAAGGATAGTAGGACAGCAGGAATATTTTGCTTTAGATGAATATCCCAAGTTTATGGCCAAATGGGACATAGGGATAATACCACTTTTGGATAATGAGTTTAACAGGGCAAAGTCTGATATAAAGTTCCTTGAGTATTCACGGCTCAAAATCCCGGCTGTTGTATCAAAGGTCTCCACTTACAGAACGGTAACAGATAAAGTAACCGGGGTGCTTGCAGCAAATGATACTGATAGCTGGTATAGGGGCATGAAATATTTGATTGACAGGCCAAAGAAAAGGGCTGAGATAGGGCAGGCTGCTTATGAGTACGTAGAGAAAAACAGGAAGATATCCGGTCATATCCATAACTATACAGATATCTTGAGGAAAGCAATAATGCTAAAAGGGCCAAAGCGTAAA